GTTTATCGGGTGGAACTTCCTCTGCAACAATTACATTTGCGGATGATCAGGGTGCAGACTTTGGTACAACTGCATCATTCAGTACCACATGGAAAACACCAAACGTGACAATCAGTATGAGTAACTTGAACGGAAAACAATTCCTTGAGACTTATACTTCTACATCATATACCGTCAATCAGACTAACATGTCATCTTCTGCTAACTTTACTCATACAGTTTCTGGTACTGGAGGATCTCTTTCTAGTACTACTGGATCTGGGTCATTGACATTTACAACACCAATACACAAAGACAACGGTGGAGGGAGACAAGTAGCTGTGAGTACAGAGTTTAGAAGACCTCCAGGCGTTGCAACAACTACATATGCAGCGACTGATACCGCATCCGATACCTCGTTAAATGCAAACTTTTCGTATCCTTCATTGTGGATCTTTACTAATAGTACAGGATTAGCACCTACTAGAGCAGAGGTAGTTAATGGTGATCAGTTTGAATCTGCAGTAAACGAATTAGGAAATCAAACAAATAACTTTACAGGCACTGTTAACAATCCAAATGCGACACCTCGTGCATTTTGGTTTATGATAAGGAGTGCAGCATCACAACCAACAACATTTCAAACTGGTGCTAGTGCATCACTACTCAGTGATGTTGCATTTGTAACAGGCACATTAGATTTGGAACCAGATTCACCACCTGCAGGTTACAGTGCAGAGACCTATAATTTATACGGTATCACTCTGCAGCCTGGCAACACTTATGTGAGTATTAGCTAATGCCCAATTATAACGGACTTACAAGAAACCAATGGCCAGGAACATGGAGTCCTAGTTCCAATCATCCCATTGCATTAGACACAGAGATAAGAGGTGGACTGCGTTATGTAAGTGGTGTAGATAGTGACACTGTAGTAGGAATACACGGACAAAGACTACAAGATGGGATGGTAGTCTATGTTAAGAACGCACATGGTGGATTTGAAGCAGACAGATACTACAAATATCAATTAGGTTCAGGTCAACACAGAGATAGTAACACAGGTGAATTACCAAACGCTTCAAGTAATTGGGCTCCGTTTCAATTAGACTCTGCAGGAACAATCGCACTCATAGATTCAGATTATGTTCAAGCACGTCAGAATGATTCAGTTGGTGTTGCAACACTTGCATCTAATGCAGAAAAACTAGGGGGACAGTTACCTGCTCATTATCTAGATTTTAATAATATTACAAACCCACCTGCGATATTAGATACAGTGGATGTCTCTAACATTATTACCAATGATGTTGATAAAACATTCGTAGACGCACTTGCAATCAACGCAGACAAACTTGACGGATTAGACAGACAACAATTCCTAAGAGCAGACCAGTCAGATTCCATGGTCGGTTCTCTCCATATCGACTCAAACTTAGTAATCGGTGGTTACATTGCAGGGCCTGAAACGTTCTTCATTGATCCCGCTGCAGTTGGAGATAATACTGGTAAAGTTGTCATCAAAGGTGACCTGCAAGTTGACGGTACACAAACTATAGTAAACTCAACTACCGTAACTATAAATGATAAAAACATTGTACTCGCAGACAGTGCTTCAGATAGTGCAGAAGCAGACGGTGCAGGTATTACCGTAAACGGTGCTAATGCTAATATAACATATAATGCGACATCTGACAAGTGGGAATTTAACAAAGATATTGCTGCAGGTAATATCAATGCAACACTCTCTGGTACATTTACTGGATTTGATTCGGACTTCGATGTCAGACTTGCAACTAAAACTACAACAGATGTTGCCGAAGGTACGAACTTATACTATACTACTGCACGTCATGACTCAGACACGTTATCGCAAGTTGACAGTAGTTATGTTCAAACAAGACAAACACCTCAAGACTTTGCGTATAGTTCTTTAACTGGAGCACCAACCAATGTCTCCAGTTTTGTAAATGACGCAAACTATCTTGATTCAACAACGGTTCAAGGTGTAGTAACTGCAAATTACATAGATGGTCTCGTAAATTTAAATTATTTAGATTCTGCAGAAGTAATTCAATTAGTCGATAGTGCATATGTACAGGCGAGAGAAGGTGATAAGACATTTGGATTAGCAGGTAATAGTGGTTCACACACATTTAATCCAGAAACAGAAACACTAACGTTCTTAGGAACAACTGGTCAAATCAATGCAGGTATCGCTGCAAACAATGTTACATTAGAACTAGATCAGAATATTAACAGTATCACCAGTATTGCTTTCGAAGGTGATTCGACAAATGCACTTGAAACAAAACTACAAGCAGTCAATCCTACTGCAGACAATGTAGTTAACTTACCAGACTCTAGTGGTACAATAGCATTGATGAGTGATGTTATCAATGCACAGATCTACTACAATACTTCTGACTTTACAGATAGTGCATTCGTTACAGGTCTTCCTGTAAGTACATTTGATAACGATAAGAAATATCTCGATTCAAACTCCGCGACTGCCTTTATCGATAGTGCGTATGTTCAGTTAAGAAGTCCACCCACGGATCTCAGTGCAGTTGGTCAACATATCGTTCCTTCCACTGGATCTCTATATGACTTGGGGGACTCGAATTCTTTTTGGAGAGATCTGTATCTATCAGGTAGTACCATTGTACTTGGTGACCTGAAACTAGCACAACACACTGGTAGACTTAGAATTACAAACCGTCATAATGGTGCGGAAATAAAACTGGCTGCAGAAAATATAGGTGATCATAAGATTGACTCATCAGTAGTCACCTCATTAGCAAGTGCATTACCAGTTTCTACATTTACAAATGATGCGAACTATCTCGACTCAGTAACAGTCAAGTCTGTTATAGACTCTGGTTACATTGCAACTGCAATGGAGACTGATAGTAATATTACAGTCACAATCGTAAACAATATTACAGATACTGTTGACTCCGCATATGTTCTAGGAAGAGTCGCAGAAGCACCATTCTTAGATTCTTATTATACAACTGCGTTGGTTGACAATGCATACGTACAGGCGAGACAAACCGCACAAGATTTTGCATACAGTTCTCTAACTGGTAAACCTACGTTACCATCTTTCGGTAATGACTTCGTTGACTCTGCAACAGTCCTAGACATTGTAAACTCTGCAGGTCTTGACTCGGATCTTGTCATTGCACTGGTTGACTCTGCATACATTCAACTTAGAGATCGTTTCCAAGATTCTTCTTTGGTCACATCTACAGTCGATGCATCTTATGTACAATCAAGACAAGTAAAATATAACACATCTGATTTCTTAGATTCAAGTTCAGTTTTACTTGTAGTGGATAGTGCATATGTAAACGCAAGAGTATCTGGTGCAGACTCTGCAATCAATGCATCTGAAGCACTCAACGCAGATCAATTAGATGGTCAACATGGAACTTATTACCTAGACTATAATAACTTTAGTAATACACCAACTATACCAAATGTCAATGCCGCATATGTCAATGCGTTGAATGTTGACGCTGATACTTTGGATGGTCAACACGGATCATACTATCTAAACTATAACAACTTATCGAATACACCTTCAACATTAACAACCACTGATGTTAAAAACGTTTTCAACTCAAGTGGTGATAATGAGATCAGTACTGGTGCGGTGGTCGATGCTAAGTATATTGAGTTTCCACATGACGGTGGAACACAACACACATACTCAGTAGAGGTTGTATCTAAAACATCTGCACACAGATATCAAGGATCTGGATCTTCTAATGGTTATCTGATTGATGGTGTAGAGTCTCCGTTCTTACAACTTGTCCCAGGCAATACATATCGGTTCGACCAGGCTAACGGAACTAACGGTACTCACCAGATTAGATTTTACTATGACGCCGCAAGAACAACTCTATATTCAACTGGAGTCAGTTATAATGGTAATGCAGGACAGGCAGGGGCCTACACACAAATTGTTATTAGTGAGAGCACTCCTCCAGTTCTTTACTACCAGTGCGTCAACCATGGTTACATGGGGAATGCGGTCTTTACACAGACTCGTAACCTAACTGGATTTACTACAGATGATCTTACAGAAGGTTCATCAAATCTTTACTATGATGCGTCAACTACAACATCATTAATTGACTCGAATTATATCCAGAACAGAACACGCATCGGTCTTGGTGATATAGACTTCGGTGCAAACAAAATCTTATATGCAAACGTTTACTCTACTACAGGTGACCTGCCAAGTGCATCTACTTACCATGGTATGTTTGCACATGTTCATGGAACTGGTAAAGGTTACTTCGCACATGGTGGCAACTGGATTGAACTTGCAAATGCTAGTGATGCTTTTAGTGGAAACTATAATAGTTTATCAAATAAACCTTCATTAGATTTCCTTGACTCTGCACTTGCTATACAATTAATCGACAGTGCATATGTACAATCGAGACAAACAACTGGTGGTGGTGGAACTGTTGATTCAGCTGGTGTCACTACACTTGTAACTAATTTAGTTGACTCCGCATATGTTAGTGCAAGATATACTGGTGCAGGTATCACACTTGCAACTGCAAGAGGAGGTATAAGTGTAACAACTGGTGCTGCTTCTGGTGGTGGTGCTCTTGCATATGACAATAGTACTGGTGTCTTAACATTCAATCCATCAACCAATACAGGTGGATCTGGTGGAGGCGGTGGCGGAACTGCAGATGGTATAACATTAAGTAAGTTCGTATACACTGCAGACTCAGGTCAGTTAGCATTTACAGACTCTGATGACACTGGAACTGTTCTTGCATATGATGCAAGTGATACACAGATAAACGTATATTTAAATGGTATCCTTCTCGTAGACTCAGACGATTTCACATTGACGGATTCTTCTACGGTCACACTGACAACATCTGCTACATTAAATGATATAGTACAAATCATCAAGTACACACCTCCAAGTGGTGGTAGTGGTGGTGGATCTGGTACAGTAGATTCTGCAAACATTGTAGGAATAATTGACTCTGCATATGTACAAGCAAGACAATCTATACTATCACGTGGTTCGTTGGAAGTCAACAAGTATTTCTTTGATGCGTCTGCGAACCAAACTGTATTTACTGGTAACGATAAATTTAGTAACCTTTTTGATGTAGATCCAAACAACACCGAAGTCTATTTAAATGGTGTTCTTCAAGAATTAACAACAGACTATACCATAACGTCATCTCAAGTAACACTTGATGACGCAGCTGACAGTGGTTACTCGGTCACTGTAATAGAAACAATTGGTCGTGTCAATACCACATCTACATTTAATCAAACTGTATTTGAATATACTGCAGATTCTGGAGATACAATATTCTCAGGTACAGATAATAATGGTAGATCCTTAGATATGGCAACTGGTGCTATATCTATTTACTTAAACGGTATCTTACTTTCTGAGACAAACGACTACACCAAAACAAATTCAACGGTGACCTTATTAGATGCAGCAGACTCTGCAGACATCATGAGTGTCCATGTTTCTTCAACTGTCGCTGCATCAAGTCTCAACACAAGACAATATCATTTTGCAGGTGTTACAGGAAAAACTTTAACTGGTAATGGACTAGGTTTTAGTGGTGGAGTTCAGGTATTTAAAAATAATGTGTTGATGGATGAACGTACAGATTATCTTACACAAAACGGTAATAAGATAGTCCTAACAGATTCAGCAGTACCTGTAGATAATTACACCATCCAAACATTCAACGCACAAGAATATATTGCTAAGTCATTTGATTTTGTTGCAACCGATGGACAAACTGTATTTACTGGTGATGATAGACATGGTAATGCACTTCTGTATCAACAGTCAGGAATGATCGTTTATTTAAACGGTATCGCTCTCGTTGAAAATACAGATTATGTCGCCACAAATACTAGTACAGTCACATTTAACTCTGCTGTTGTTTTAAATGATGAAGTAAAAATCTTTACATTCATGCCTGCAGATTTAAGTTCTGTTGCAACACCTCTCACATTTGATACATTTGAATATACTGCTTCAATTGGTCAAACTCACTTTAGTGGTGCAGATATCCATGGTCAAACATTATCATATGACAGTGGCCTAGTCAATGTGTATTTGAATGGTTTATTACTAAGAACTGAGGACTTCAAAGACAGTTCAGGTTCTGTATTAACTTTAACAGATGCTGCTGATTTAGGAGACAACTTAACGATTACCAAACTAACTGGTAATAATATTGGTCTAGATCGTGCGGAAGTTCAAGGTCTTATAACAACAAGTCTCGCTGAAAACGTTGCGACTTGGTCAGAAATAACTTCATCACCTGTAACGCTTACTTCAAATAGTAGAAACATTGTAGATACTACTAGTGCAAAAACTTTAACGTTACCTTTAACCGCATCTATGGGTGATGAAATAAGAATTTTAGATGGGACTGGTAATGCGTCTACATATAATATAACAGTAGCTAGAAATGGACATAAGATACAAGGTGGCACATCAAACTTAGTAATAGATGTTGATCGTGCAGGTATTGGTCTCGTTTACTATAATGTCGCTCAAGGTTGGATATTGATAGAGAACTAAGATGGTAACACTCAGTAGTTTAAGACAACAGGTCGAAGCACAACAAGGTACAACAGGTTTAGATTCCTCACAGGTATCTGCAATCTCAGGATCTGGGGTTTCTGTTTATGAAACACTTGACTCTTTACCGAGTACAGGGTTGACTGCAGGTGACGAAGCATTTGTAAAAAGTAATTACAGACTTTATGTTTCAAATGGTTTGGGTTGGTATAATACAACTTTGGTTAACAGAACTCCACGTTGGGACTCTGGTGGGGAACCAGACGCATCTTACAGTATTGCAGATTCTGCAACGCCTCTTATCATAACTGCGAGAGCAATAGACTCTGATAATGGAAGTCTTATCAACCAATCGATTGTTAGTGACAGTGCTCAGTATATGGCAACTATATCTAACGATTCATCTGTGTGGACATTTACTCCAAAAAGTGCAGACTCTATAGGTATAGAAGTAGCGGCAGGTAACCTAACGGATTCCAATGGTGACTTTGTTTATACATTCAAGTGGTCAGATGGTATTAGTTTTGTTTCCAAGGCGGCAACTATTTCATATAATGCTGCATCTGCAGCTGGTTCTTCAGGTGGACATGTATACACAATCTCAGGCACATATAATTGGACTGCACCAGCTGGTGTCACTTCAGTTTCTGTTGTTGCAGTAGGCGGAGGTGGTGGAGGTGATAACTATTTTGGATCGGGTGGTACTGGTGGTGGTTTAGGTTGGAAAAATAATATTACCGTGATACCTGGCCAAACATATACTGTTGTTGTTAATGCTAGTGGTGCAGGAGATGCTACTGGTACTTCTGATAATGTAACAGGTGGTGCAGCAGGTGGAGATAGTTATTTTATCAACAATTCCACAGTTGCTGGTTTTGGAGGGCCTGCAGGTGTGCCATATTCTGCAGGAACTCTTCCATCTCAGGGAGGTACTTATGTAGGAGATGGTGGCGGTAATGGGGGTATAGGTTTACGATATGGGCAATCAGGCGGTGCTCCATCTTACATAGCATGTGGTGGTGCAGGCGCAGGTGGATATAGTGGCAATGGTGGTAATGGTGGAGGTTCATCCGCAGGAAATGGTTCCTATGTAAGCCCAACTGCAGGTCAAGGCGGTGGTGGTGGTGGTTCTGGCGGTACTTGGACAAACACAGGTTCAGGTTCTGATGTTTATTCTGGTGCATCAGGTGGTGGTGTTGGAATCTATGGTGAAGGTAGTAATGGAGCAGCTGGTAGTGGTGTTCAGGGAAGTACAGCTGGTACAGCAGGTGGAGGTGGTTCGGGAGGCACAAATGGTAGTCCTTCAGTTCAGACAGGTAGCGGTACAAATGCGCCAGATGCCTCAGGATATGGAGGTGGTGGTGCAGGAAACCACGGTAATGGTGTTGGAAATGGCGGTGCTGGTGGTGGTGGTGCAGTAAGAATTATTTGGGGTAATGGACGATCATTTCCATCCACAAATGTAGATTTGGTCTCTTCTTTAGATGGAGAGTCAACTAATTAAATATGAGTGAAATGTTATCAGTATAGTACAGGAATTTAATTAAATGGGTAGATCACGAGACATAGCAGAAATATTAGGTAAGACAGAAACAGATAATCCGTCTAACTTAGTTCTATTGAACACCAGTTCTCCTACAGGTGTCGATTCTGCACAGGTACAAAATATTGGTTTAGAACATTTTTCTACATTAGATTCTCTGCCCATAACTAATTTAGAAGCAGGACAACAAGCATACGTTTCTGGAACAAACAGATTGTATATGTCAAATGGATCTGGTTGGTTTAACGTTGCGTTGATAAATGCAACTCCATACTGGGATTCAGAACCCTTATCTACATATGAAATTGTAGATTCTCAAACTCCTTTGATTATTACTGCAAAAGCATTTGACTCGGATGGGCCAAGTAGTGCTATAGTTAATCAAAGTTTTGGTACTGATAGTGCACAATATATGGTAAACATAAGTAATGATTCATCAGTGTTTACTTTTACACCGAAGAGTGCAGACAGTATCGGAATTGAGGTTGCCGCAGGTAACTTAACAGATTCCAATGGTGACTTTGTTTATACATTCAAGTGGTCTGACGGAATAAATTTTGTAAGTAAAATATCAACTATATCATACTCTCCTAACAGTTCAGGAAATAGTGATGTTGCATTTAGAGGTTTTGCACAGGGTGTTTGGGGAAGTTTTGGATCTTCACCTACTACTTTAAATCTGACAATGCCATCAGGGACAATAGCAGGTGACAGGGCAGTAGTAGTTCTGCATGGACTAGGTTATCCTTCTACTCAGGTTAGTTTTCCTAATGGCAATTTTTCAAATTCATATTCATATGAATGGGGTTATTCTATTGGTAATACAGGTTATGGTTCTTACGTTTGGGAGGACACTGTTGTAGGAGATGAACTCTTAACTAATGGTGTAAATTTAAACCAATCTGATGGTTCAACATCTTATAAGATGGCAACATTAATAACCTTTGGAGGTGGAGTAACACCACTATATAACCATGCACAGATAGATTATACTACTCCTAGCGTAAATAGTTATTATACCGTTGCTTCCGCCACGCCTCCTACAGGATATGCAAGTAAGACTGGACTATTGGAAGTTCATGGTACAAGAGAGGGACAAAGAACATATACCAGTGCTACAAATGGAACTCTTTTAGGTAGTGTTAACAGAAGTATATATTACATACAAGCGCTCTATCAAGCATCGTCCTTGGCGCAACAATACCATCGATTTCAAGCTAACGCTGTTTCTAACTATTCAGCATCCTCAATAACTATTGCGTGGTAATAATGAGTAAGTCATTAGACATTGTTAGGATACTTCGTTCTTCTGCGTTCGAAAACTCCAACAATAATGCATTTATAACAAATGTTGATCAGTTAGGAAGTACTTTAGATTCTGCAGCGGTTCAATCAATTCCAATGCAATATTTTGAAACACTGGACTCTTTACCACTTACAAATCTATCCTTGGGTCTCCAAGCATTTGTAGAAGAGAATAAAAGACATTATGTGTCAAACGGATCTGGTTGGTATAATACAGGATATGTAATTAGTTCTTCACCTTATTGGGTTAGTGATCCTTCATCAACATACGAAATTGTGGATTCCGCGACACCACTTATAGTAATTGCTAAACCTCAAGATTCGGACAATCCAAATTTAATTAATCAAAGTTTTGGTAGTGACAGTGCACTATACATGGCAACGATATCTAATGACTCATCCGTATTTACATTCACACCTAAAACAAAAACTGAGATAGGAACTGCAATTAATGCAGGCAATCTTACAGATTCTAATGGTGATTTTATCTACACGTTTAAATGGAGTGATGGAACAAACTTTGTTGCAAAAGCAGTAACAATAACTTATAACACTGTAAATAGGGGCCCTGTTTTAAAATGGACAATACCTAATCCAAATAATTATACTGGTAGTGGTGGTGATTATTTTGGTAGTACAATTGCTATGTCTGACACTTACACTGTAATAGGTGTACCAAATGAGGATACTGCATCAAATACTGGAGATGGTGTAGCATATATTTTTGAAAATAGCACAGGTAATTTGGTAAGAACAATTAGTAATCCTAATCCTAATTCTAACTTTGATAATGATAATTTTGGTAAGGATGTAGGCATCAATAACAATGGTCAGGTATTAATCTCTACACCAAATGAAGATGACTGGACATCATATTTGGATGTTGGTAAAGCGTATGTATACAATATATCAACTGGTTCATTAGTATATACCTTTTCTAATCCAAATCACTATGGATCTCCATCCAGTGATCAATTTGGACTCTCATCCGATATGGATGATGATCACGTTATAGTAGGTGCTAGATTAGAAGAGGAATCAGGTTCCTCATCTGATGATGGTTCTGGTAAAGCTTACATATTCAGATTATCTAATGGTTCATTACGTCATTCATTGACTAATCCAAATGCATATGGTACTAGACAGAGTGACATATTTGGAAACGCTGTCGCAATTAAAGGAAATTATGCTATTGTCGGTGCACACCAAGAGGATGATGCAGGTGGTTCGAGTTCAGGTGCGGCATATGTATTTAATGTTTCTACAGGTAATGTAGTATATTCATTAACAAACCCTAATGCACAAGACACGAGTAATTATGATCAATTTGGATATAGAGTTGCAATTAGTGACAATTATTTTGCTGTAAGTGCGTACAGTGAAAAAGGCCCTAACCCCAACAATTATGAATATTCTGGTGCAGTATATGTTTATGACATATCAACTGGTAACCTACTACATACTTTAGAAAATCCTAATCCGACTGGAACTGAAGAATATGATTATTTCGGTTTTGGACTTGCAATTAACGATAAGTATGTTGTCTGTGGTACACCTTATGAGGATACAACTGGAGATGCTTCGGGTGTAGTATATGTATTTGATATAACCAATGGTAACCTACTACATACAATAGATAATCCAAATGCTCAAGGTGTAGCAACAAATGATAGATTTGGTCAATTTGTTGCAGCGTCTGATGGATATATTTCTGCGACTGCACCTAATGACTTTGGTAGTACTGCAGATTCAAATGGTACACTTTATATTTGGGATTTACCATAATGAGTAGTTTTAACAGAAAACTTGCAGATCTAATAAATGCTCAAGGAGGAGTAAAGAGTTCTAAGATTGATTCTTTTGATTCGAGTGAAGTAGAAACAATTATTACTTCAAATGTATCTGGATCTGTGGTATATCTTAATAGTTTAGATAGTTTACCTACCACTGGATTGAGTGATGGTCAGAAAGCACTTGTAAAAATTAACGATAGTATAGGTAGACTTTATATTTCTGATGGGTCTGGTTGGTACAATGCAGACACAAATCTAAACACTGCAGGCCCAACATGGGTTACAGAACCAGATGCAACTTACACCATTTCAGATTCTGTAACACCCTTAACTATTACTGCACTTGCAACTGATGTTGACTCAGATGTATTAGTAGATACCAGTGTCGTTACAGACAGTGCCCAATACTTGGTTACTATTACTAACGATTCTTCTGTATGGACTTTTACTCCTAAGACTGCCGATCAAATAGGGGATGCAGTCGCTGCAGGTAACCTAGAAGATTCTAGTGGTGAATTTGTTTACACTTTTAGATGGAATGACGGTGTCAATGTTGTTTCCAAAGACGTAACTATTTCGTATAGTACTGCTCCAATAACAGCACCTGCTTGGGGTGGTGCTAGGTATGTTATGAATATTGGTTATACTAGATCAGATTATAACGGTAATGGATCTAATTATAACGCCGTGGTTAATGACTTAAACTATGGTAATATTGCTACACCTGCCAACGCACAAGATTTTGGAAACTTGAGTCGTGCTAAAGATGAAATAACTTCAAACATTAGCAATGGTACTAGAGGTATTTTTTGGGGTGGAACTCGTGATCAGATAAATGGGCCTTGGTGGGGAGATAGAAATATTGATATGATTACTCCTGCGACACTGGGAAACACTACGCTTTTTGGTTACGTGAATTACTACACAACTTTGTCAAACCCGACAAGACATTATACTAACTATAATGCGTCTGGAACAAGTGATGGAATTTATGGATTACAGATGGGTGGGTATTCCGCTGTTGCAGGTAGTAGAAGCACTATTGAATACATCACCATAGACACTCAAAGCAATGCGTCAAACTTTGGGTCTACTGGAACTCCAGGCGGAAACAACTCAGCTTGGAATGATGCAACTCGTAGTGTGTTGTACGTTGGAACTAATAATAGTTATTATAGTTCTTGGATAGCATATCTAACAACTCAGACAGTAGGTAATGCAACTGGAATTAGTAATACCCATCCTCATGGTGATGGTCAAGGATCAACTTCTGATGCTACTAGGGGAGTCACCTCTGGTGGAGATGAAATTTCATCTCATACCTCAGATATAACTTATAATGTAACACAAAATTTAACTGATGCTATAGATTTTGGAAATTTGTCAGTAGAGACTGTTGGTGGTAAATCCGCGGCGTGCGATGGAGTATATGCGGTGTTTTTCGGTTGCGCTAGTCAGGTTACCATGGAATACGTTACGGTACAAACAACTAGTAACGCAACAGACTTTGGTGATTTACTTTTTAAATCGTCAAACGGTGCAGCTCTTTCTGGAAATGCCGCATAATTGTAAAGTAAAAACATTATAAATAGTACCAAATAATTTAGTTTTTGGAGACTATTATGGCGGTTCCTGCATCTAGACAAGATCTCATAGACTATGCAAAAAGAAGACTTGGTGATCCAGTCTTGGAGATCAACATTGATGAAGATCAAATGGAAGACCGTGTTGATGAGGCATTACAGTACTATCAAGAGTACCACTCAGACGCAACGGTCAGGACATACTTAAAACATTTAATTACTCAGACTGATGTCGATAATGAATACATTCCGATATCTTCAGATGTTTTAACTGTGACCAAACTATTTCCAGTTGCATCTTCTTTCAACTCATCGTTTAATTTCTTTGACATTAAATATCAAATGATGTTAAATGATATCGCAGACTTGCAAAACTTCGCAGGAGATCTGGGATACTACGAGCAGATGCAACAATACTTGTCAATACTGGACATGAAACTAAACGGAACCCCACAAGTCCAGTGGTCTAGACATCAAGATAGATTACACATATTCGGAGACTTCCATGATAAAGATATAAAAGTCGGTGAGTATGTGGTTGCGGAAGTTTACACTATAATAGATCCAAATACTCACACATCGATTTATAACGACATGTGGTTAAAAGATTACACTACTTCATTGTTTAAACAACAATGGGGAATGAACCTTATCAAGTTTGAGGGGGTACAATTACCAGGCGGTGTAACATTTAATGGAAGACAATTATATGATGATGGTACATCAGAGTTAGAAAGGTTAAGAGAGACAATTAGACTAGAACATGAAATGCCCGTTGACTTTTTTATAGGATAATATAAATGGCTCGTAACCTCTACTTCTCGGAGAAAGTAAGATCTGAAATGGATCTCTATGCAGACTTAGTCATAGAGTCATTAAAGATCTATGGACAAGATGTATACTATTTACCGAGAGACTTGGTAAACGAAGATGTGCTATTAGGAGATGATGTTACATCTCGATTCCCAACATCTCATAAGATAGAGATGTACATAGAGAACGTAGAAGGATTTGACGGAGAGGGAGATCTATTCACTAGGTTTGGTGTAGAGATTAGAGACGAAGCAACCTTTGTGGTTGCACGTACAAGATTCTCTGCACAGGTTCGCAGACCAGACAATGACATTGCAACCGACAGACCTACAGAGGGTGATTTGATTTATCTTCCTCTTACAAATAAAATGTTTGAGATACAACACGTAGAACATGAACAACCGTTCTATCAGATAGAGAACTTACCAGTATACAAAATGAGGGCAACTCTATTTGAATACACAGGAGAAGACTTTGACACAGGTATCGAAGGTATTCAAGATATTGAGAAGACAGGTTCTTATCAGTACAAAGTTTGTCTAACTGCACCTAAGAAACCTACTACGTCAGTCACTATGAATTTTGAGTACGATGATAATGTATTCGATTCTGGATATGGGCCACTTGGTACAATATCAACTGTGTCTATACTTACTGGTGGTACATATTATACAACACCACCAACTATAAGATTTGTGGGTGGAGATCCAGATGACAGTGCAGAAGCAACAGCGATAATAGATTCCGCGACAGGTCTTGTAACATCTGTTGTAGTTACAAATGGTGGATCAGGATACGAAACATTACCACTCATTGCTTTTGATGGTGGTAGTTCAATGGATAGTGATTATTCAATCGGTGATACAGTCAAACAAGTTATTGCAGATGGTGTTACAATTACTGGTGAGATTCAAAACATCGATCTTGATTCTGCAGGTGACAGTGATCGTTGCTTATATCTTGCACATGTTGGTGCAGACGATGGTAAATATCATACCTTCACAACTGGTGGAACACTACTAAACGTAACAAATAATGCACTTACTGGATTTACTATAACGACAGTTAGTGAAGATAATAAAATTTCAGAAACAGAACAAAACGAGACATTTACAGATTTTAGTGACGATTTCTTAGATTTCACAGAAGATAACCCATTCGGTGATGCAGAAAACAACTAAATATATCTAACGCAATAGGATAAAAACATGCCAATTATATTCAGAGCTACAAAAGGGAGTAGATTAACTGTCTCAGAGATAGACGGTAACTTTCAATCCTTATCAGATGCTGTTAACACAAAAGTAGATTCTGCAAACGTCATAGGAATTGTAGATAGTGCATATGTGCAATCAAGACAGTTGAAGTTTGATTTCTTAGATTCATCTGAAGCAATTTCACTAATAGATGCAGCACACGTTCAGGCAAGACAAACTCATTACTTAGATTCCGTTGCAACACAATCATTGATAGATGCAACATACATTCAAGCAAATCAAAGTAATATAGACTCTGGATTAGTCGTAAATTTAATTGACAGTTCACACATACAGTCGAGACAAACACAACAGGATTTTTCATATACTTCCTTAACAGATGTTCCAGATTTATTTGACAGTGTCGATGCTACTATACTGATTGATAGTGCATATGTACAGGTACGTCAGACACCTCAAGACTTTACATACAATTCGTTAACTGGTAAACCTAACATATTAGATTCAAATCATATTATTTCTATTATTGGTCAAGAGGGTATAGACTCTGATCTTACTACAAATCTAGTTGACTCTGCATATATCCAATTAAGAGATCGTTTTCAAGACTCATCACTAGTGACATCTACAGTTAATGCGTCATATGTACAGGCAAGACAAACTGCACAAGACTTTGCATATAGTTCCTTAACTGGTACTCCAACAATACCAACAAATAACTCTGAATTAACCAATAGTGCTGGCTATGTAAGTGATACTGATCTTGCAAATAATTTATTAAACCTTGCAACAAACCTTGTTCCAGACGCAGATAGTGCACGTGACTTAGGTACGGCATCTAAGAAATGGAGACAGTTACATCTTTCAAGTAGTACAATCTTTCTTGGGACTGATACAGTATCCACTGATAATGGTGAGTTAAAAGTAAATAGTAAATCAGTGTACGACTATAATTCTCCAGATAATGCTTTAGTCGCACTCAGTGATAAGTTTATTGAAACTTCTACAGAACTTACAGACGCACAAGCACCAACTGATCCACTAGTTGTTTTTAACACTTGGAATAGATTTTCCCACCAAGGTTCAAGTCAACCTCTTGCAAATCAAACAGATTTAAATGCGTGGGCATATAATTCAGGTACTGGTGCAGTTGAAAATTCTCTGAACACATCATCAGCAACAGGGTTCTATTCACCAAGAAAATATGATAGTTACACACATACGGCAACATTAAAATCGACAGGTACTGATGATGATATTGTGGGTGTTGTTGTTGGTTATGTTATAGAGGATGGAAAACACTATACGTTAAGTGCTATTAGACAAACACACGGTAATTTTGTCCAAGCAGGATTAATGTGGGGTCTTGTACTTAACTTGGGTCAATCAGGACATTCAGATACAACTCGTAATCAGGCATTATTATCAAACGGTACAAGTCTAGGAACAGCAGGTAACGGATCATCATCTGATTGGAACGCATTTCCAAATGGAACAAAAGTACTTGTTCGTAAGATTGGTGCGAGTCTTTCAATTAAAACATCAGAGTTCAATAGCACATCAATTGATGATAACACAGAAATTACCTTTGATCTATCATCTGATACGAGAACTCAAAGATTTGCTGGCGCAGTACCATATGGTTACATTGCACAGTCACAAGGCCCTGCGTCTTTCTCTGGTCTATCTTTTGTACCCGATACACCTGAATCAATTATTCATTTCCAAGGGAATGGTGCAACAGCGTTTTATCAATATAACAGTGGTACTTCTAATTGGGATACAGATACAACTTCTACTCTGTCTGATAGAAAAGGTAAAATTTACCACAACGATAAAACTGGTAGAACATTCTTTAACGATGGTGATAATGTTACAGCGATAGGCACTGTAAGACAATTTAATGATGTGCTTTATCAAGTGCCTCAATCATCTGCTCCTACTGCAACAACAATTGGTGCACTAGGTCTCAAAGCTGGTATGTTTGCAGTCGCAGACGGTACTAACTGGGATCCTTCAAGTAAGGGTGGAAGCGTACCATATCCAGTTTTCTGGGATGGAACACAATGGAATGCGTTATACTAAATGTTTGGAACACACTTTTACCATGAGAAGATAAGAAAATCAGTTTCCCTCTTTGGGAGACTGTTTAACAGTATCTATGTGATCCGCAAGAATGCTTCTGGTGGAGTTTTAAATCAATTAAAAGTTCCTCTTGCATATGCACCTAGAAAGAAATTCTTAGAGAGAATTAGACAACAAACAGATCTATACACAGACGAAAAGACTGCGATAAAACTTCCTCGTATGTCTTTTGAGATAACAAGTTTTGTTTACGATAACACAAGGCAACTGACTAAGACTAGTACCTTTAAAGGTCGTGGTCAGAAACTTAATGACTCAACACCATTTCCTACAGCTCAGAAGTTTTTTTCCCCAGTTCCTTACACAATTTCATTTGATTTAAATATTTACGCAAAGAGTCAAGATGATGCTTTACAGATTGTAGAACAAATACTACCTACATTCAATCCTCAATACACTGTGACGATAAAATCATTTCCAAAAGAGTTTCCAGATTTCAAAGAGGATATCCCAATTGTTATGTTGGGTGTTGCTTTCTCAGATGATTTCGAAGCAGACATGGCACAAAGAAGAACAATCGTATATACGTTGTCTTTTGAGATGAAAGTATCCTTCTTCGGCCCAATCGCAAACTCAACTGTTATCAGAAAATCTGTTGCAGACATTTTCTTTCGTGAAGCAGGTGCAGACGGTGACTCTGACATACGTGCAGAAAGGTTAACTGTAACACCTAACCCAACCACAATAATCGGAATGCCCGATAGTGACTATGGATTCGATACTGATATCGATCTCGCCTTTGATGATAGCGCATAAGGAGAAATAAATGCCCATCACATTAAGAAACACAAAAGGCAGTGAACTTACCTTTGCAGAACTAGACGGCAATTTCACTCACCTTAATACACAAATAGATACTTTAACAGATTCTTCTACGGTAAAAACTTTTATTGACTCTTCCTATGTACAAGGAATTGCAGGTCAAACTTACATAGAAAGCATAGTAGATTCTGCATATGTAAACAATAGAGCAGAAGTTTCGGTTGCCCTTATAGATAGTGATTATGTACAAGCACGTGTAGACACAGTAAAACTGTTTCCATACACAGTTGCTACCGCACCATCTGGAACTGAAGGTCAAATGATATATGTAACAGATGGTAATGCAGGAGACGCAACACTTGCAGTATTCAGTGGTGGATCTTTTAAAGTTGTATCTGTACTTGGTGCTACAATACTAGACTCAGCTGGTGGCGGTGGAGGCGGATTCTAATCCGATGACAAATGAGTGATGATGAAAAAATAAATAATGACTATGATTATTCTCGTGACACTTTATATGAGTTGATCGAAAAAGGAAAAGACGCACTAGAAAATATGATAGAGGTTGCTCGTGAATCAGAGCATCCTCGTGCATATGAAGTATTATCTGGTTTAATTAAAAATGTTGCAGATGTCAACGATAAACTACAAGATTTAAATAAGAAACAAAAACAATTGAATGATGATGAGAAACTACCGCAAGTAGAAAATCAACAAAATAACTACTACTTAGGTTCTACCTCAGATATTCAAAAGATGCTAAAAGAAGATAATGTGATTGATGTTGAAGCAGAAAGAGTCATATCTAGGGAACCCTAACGTAAAGAGAGATGGTGTCCTACAGGAATGGACTCCAAACCTATTACAAGAATATAAGAAGTGTATGGACAATCCTATATACTTTGTAGAAACTTATGTAAAGGTTATTTCTCTAGACGATGGGATGGTTCCCTTTGTTTTATATCCATATCAAAGGAAAATGTTTGAGCAATTCCAAGAAAACAGATTCAGTGTCGTCCTCGCATGTAGACAATCTGGTAAAAGCATTAGTGCATGTGCCTACTTGTTATGGTATGTCCTCTTCAACCCAGAAAAAACAGTCGCAATCCTCGCAAACAAAGGTGCAACTGCACGTGAAATGCTTAACCGCATTACACTCATGTTGGAAAACATTCCGTTCTTTCTTCAGCCTGGGTCGAAAGCACTCAATAAAGGAAGTCTGGAATTTTCTAACAATTCACGTATACTTGCCGCTGCTACTTCTGGGAGTTCCATTCGTGGTATGTCTGTTAACCTTCTATATCTTGATGAGTTTGCTTTCGTAGAACGTGCCGCAGAATTCTATACATCTACATATCCTGTTATCTCTGCAGGTAGAGACACCAAAGTTATTGTGACATCTACTGCAAACGGTATTGGTAATCAGTTCCATAAGATATGGGAAGGATCTGTCCAAGAGATAAATGAGTTTAAAAGTTTTCGGGTAGACTGGTGGGACGTACCAAACCGTGACGAAGACTGGAAACTACAAACCATATCCAATACAAGTCAATTACAGTTTGATCAGGAGTTTGGTAATACATTCTTCGGAACTGGAGACACACTCGTAAACGCAGAAACATTACTTAACCTACGTGCAAAACCTGCAAAGAGATATATGGAAGGTGGTCTACTAAAGATATATGAAGAACCACAAAAAGATCATGATTACATCATGACCGTAGATGTTTCAAAGGGAAGAGGTCAGGACTATTCCACATTTACTTTGATCGATATTAGCGTTCGCCCGTTTGCACAGGTTGCTGTATATCGCAATAACACTATCTCGCCATTGCTCTTCCCAAACATTATTTATAAATATGCAAAACCCTACAATGATGCGTATGTTGTTGTGGAGTCAAATGACCAAGGTGGAGTAGTGTGTAATGGATTGTATCATGATTTAGAATATGAAAACGTGCATGTGGAGTCCTCAGTTAAAGCAAATGCAATAGGTATTGAGATCAACCGTAAGACTAAACGTCTGGGATGTTCTGCAATAAAAGATATTTTAGAAACAAATCGCTTGACAATTAACGATGATGCTACTATATTAGAGATATCAACGTTTGAGGCAAAAGGACAATCATTCGAGGCCTCAGATGGAAATCATGATGATTTGATGATGAATCTTGTTTTATTTGGATATTTTGTGTCTACTCAATACTTTTCTGATATGACAGATATTAATCTAAAACAAATGATGTTTCAACAAAAAATGCAAGAAATAGAGAACGATGTTGTGCCATTCGGGTTTATCGATGATGGATCTGCAGCGATACAACAAATAGAGAACCAAGATGATCCATGGAGAATAAGAGTCGATGAAACTGAACGCTTTGTGTGGGATACTGATGACTTACCACTGTAAAGTAATTATATTATAAATAATGGTATGTTGACTAATCGTATTATGGAACATATAATTTTTAACAGAGGAAGATAACATGGCACTTTCAACACCGTCTGCTTCGCCAGCCGTTGTCGTCAAAGAAATAGATCTGACTGGTGGCGTTCCGAACGTACAGTCAACTACTGGCGCAACCGTTGGGAACTTTCGCTGGGGGCCTGCAGAACAAAGAGTATTGATAGACAACGAGACTTCTCTTGTCAACACCTTTGCATCTCCAGACTCAGCAAATACCATAGACTTCCACAGCGCATCCTACTTTTTACGTTACTCAGGTTCTTTACAAGTTGTACGCGAGGTTACCTCGGCTGCAAAGAATGCTCGTTCTACTACAGGACAACTAGCAACAGATAATGATGGTTCCTTACCTATGGAACTAGTAAAGAACGATAATGATTTCGCGTCACAGCAGAGCGCTTTGGATTCAGATTCACACACTTTGATTGCACGTTACCCAGGCGAACTAGGTAACTCAATTCAAGTATCAATTTGCCCACCTAATAGTACTGCATTTAATGCATGGTCGTACAAAGATGACTTCGATGCCGCGCCTGGCACATCATCACATGCATCAAACAAAAATGCATCTAACGATGAAATACACGTTGTAGTTGTAGATAATGGTGGAGAACTAACAGGAACAAAAGGTACAGTACTAGAAAGATATCCTTTCGTTTCAATTGCAAGTGATGCTAAAAATGCTGATGGTACTACTAACTTCGCACAGGATATAGTTAATGCGAGATCCGAATACGTCCACATGGTTGGATTCGACTCAGACTATTCTTCTGCAGGTGCAGGTACTACTGCAGATTCTGGTGACAACTTTGCACCAGGCTTAACTGCAGCAACAAATCACACATTCACAAAAGGTTCAAACTCAGGTATACTAGGAACATCTGAAGTCTTGACAGGTTTTGACCTATTCGAAGATAAGGACATCGTAGAAGTTGACTTCTTAGTCGCTCCATCGATGAACAGTCGTACAGATCAAACAACTGTTGTGAATGATTTAATTTCAACAGCATCAGGTCTACGTAAAGATTGCGTAGTCTGCGCTTCACCTGCAAGGTCAGACGTAATTAATTTGACTAATACTGCAACAATAACAACCAATATCACTACAACCGCTGAAACTTTCACAAGTTCATCATATCTGGTAGCAGATGGAAACTTCTTGAAAGTGTACGATAAGTACAATGATCAGTTTATTCAGATCCCTGCCGCATCATCTACTGCAGGTATCATGGCCGCAACCGATTTAAATCGTGCACCATGGTTCTCTCCTGCAGGTTCAAGACGTGGTGGATATCTAGGTATTACTGCAATCAGTTGGTCACCTACAAAGTCTCAAAGGGATACACTATACAAAGCAGCGGTTAACCCCATTGCAAACATCCCAGGCCAAGGTGTACTGTTGTTCGGTGACAAAACAAAACTTGGTCGCCCATCTGCATTTGACAGGATCAACGTCCGAAGACTATTCTTAGTCCTAGAACGTGCGATTGGAAAAGCAGCAGAACAAGTTATGTTCGAGTTTAACGATGAGTTTACTCGCGCAGAGTTTGTCAACATAGTAGAACCAGTGCTCCGAGAGGTGAAAGGTCGTAGAGGTATTACAGACTTTAAAGTTGTCTGTGATGAAACCAACAACACTGGAGCCGTGATTGATCGTAACGAGTTTATTGCAAATATTTTCATTAAACCTGCACGTTCTATCAACTACGTCACTCTGAATTTTGTTGCTGTTCGTACAGGCGTTGACTTCGAAGAAGTCGTAGGAACGGTGTAAGGAGGTAGACATGGCAATTTTAGGAGTAGACGATTTTAAGGCAAAATTACGAGGTGGGGGCGCACGTCCCAATCTCTTCCAAGTTACCATTAACTATCCTGCATTTGCAGATGGTAACCCAGAGCTTACCTCTTTCTTAGTTGAAGCAGCGGAACTGCCTGGATCAACATTCGGTCAAATATTAGTACCTTTCCGAGGTCGCCAGTTAAAAATGGCAGGGGATCGTACATTTGCTGAATGGACAACAACTATAATCAACGATACAGATTTTGCAATCCGTGACGCACTAGAACGTTGGATGAATGGTATCAACGGACACAATGCCAATACAGGTCTTGCGGTTCCAGTTGCATACGAAGCAGATCTTAAAGTTGAACAGTTGGATCGTGAAGGGGATGTCATTAAGACATATAATTTCCGTGGGTCATATCCACAGGATCTTGCACCCATCCCACTATCATTCGGTGACAATGACAACATCGAAAGATTCACATGTACTTGGGTATACCAGTACTGGGAAAGCAATACAACAAGTTAACTAAATAACAGATAGGGCGGTAATACTGCCGCCCTATTATTCTATCTGAGGACTACAATGGCAGAAAATAATGGTTTAAAGTTATTTGGTTTCGAAATCAAACGTGCCAAAAACAAAGATGAAGAGAAACTTCCATCCATTGTTCCACCAAGGGACGATGAGGGTGGTAGTTATGCAACTGCCTCTGGTACACATTATGGTCAGTATTTAAACCTTGACGGTGACGATTCAAAAGACAACTATCAATTAATAATGAAATATCGCGGAAATGCGATGCACCCAGAAGTGGATGCCGCAATCGAGGATATTGTTAACGAAGCAATTACTGGCAGTGAACTAGAACAAACGCTTGATATTAATATGGATGATGTAGATGCACCAGACAAAATTAAAAAATTAATTAAAGAAGAATTTGATTACATTTATGGTATGTTGAACTTCAAAGAATTGGGTCATGACATATTCAGACGTTGGTACGTAGACGGACGTTTATATCACCATCTAATATTGAATGAGTCATCACCTAAAGAAGGTATACAAGAAGTAAGACCTATTGACTCTTCTAAAATGCGTAAAGTTAAGAAGGTCAAATTCAAAAAAGATCCTGTAACAGGTGCAAAGATTGTAGAAAAAACTGAAGAGTTCTTTATCTATCAAGAGAAGCCTGGGTCATCAACCAGTGGTATTAAGATGACAAATGACTCGGTGTCATATGTCACATCTGGGTTATTGACAGAGGATCGTAAGAAAATAGTTTCGCATATGCACAAAGCATTGAAACCAATCAACCAGTTAAGGATGATGGAAGATGCGTTGGTCATATACAGACTTGCACGTGCACCAGAACGTAGAATATTCTACATAGATGTTGGTAACTTACCAAGAGGTAAATCAGAACAGTACATGAAAGATATCATGGCACGTTACCGAAACAAACTTGTGTACGATGCTAAGACTGGTGAGATAAGAGATGATCGTAAACACCAATCACTACTTGAAGACTTTTGGTTACCAAGACGTGAGGGTGGTCGCGGTACTGAGATTACTACATTACCAGGCGGTGAGAACTTAGGACAGATCGAAGATATTGTCTATTTCCAAAAGAGAATGTATCGATCACTAAATGTTCCAATGTCTCGTTTGGATACAGAATCTGTTCAAGGTATTCTTGGCAGATCTACAGAAATTAACAGAGACGAACTCAAGTTTCAAAAGTTTATTGATAGACTGCGAATGAGGTTCTCTCACTTATTCTATGGAATCCTAAAAAAACAACTTGTCATGAAAGGCATTTGTACTGAAGAAGATTGGGATTCATGGAAGAGCGATATCACAGTTGATTATGTAAAAGACAATCACTTTACAGAACTACGTGATGCAGAAGTATTTCAAAACAGATTGGAAAGTCTTGATAGGGTTGCTAATTATGTTGGAGAATATTTCTCTAAAGAATGGATACAGAAGAACGTTCTGCATCTATCAGATGAAGACATTGAAAGTATGAACAAACAGATTGATGGGGAAGATGATGGTGAGGAAGAAGAATCACCAGATAATAGTCCCACAGCTGGACAAAAATTTGAATTGAAACCTGTACAAGGAGATGAAAAAGAAAATGAGTGAAGATACACAAACAATGATTCAACACGCATTGGATCAAGACTGGAACAAAGCAAATAAAACTTTTGGTGACATGATGTCAGTAAAACTTCAAGATGTTTTGGATCAAGAAAAAGTTAAACTAGCAGATCAAATCTATAACGGTGCGGAAAACATTGAAGATGAAGATATAGATGATGACCAACTCGAACTTGAATTGGATGACGAAAATGGCGAGGAAGAGCAAGAGGGAGAGTTACCCTTGGAAGATGCCGAAGAGGGAATACAAGAGCCCAGTGATAATGTGGAAGTCGGAATGGATGACGAAGACGGAGAAGGGTCAGAAGATCCGATACCTGAAGAGTCTTGATGTCAAAGAACAAGAAAGTATAAATAATATAAATTAAATGAAAACTTTTGATCAGATAAGAGAGTCACTAGGACGTAAACCGAAAGGTCAACTTGTTGTTAACAAGAAGATAGGTCGCGTCCAAATGATGGTGTATAAAGAACCCAAAGGGTTTGCCGCCTACGTAGATGGTGACAGATTAGATGTATACAAAAGTAAGGGTGAGGCAGAGAAGGCCGCATCTGAAATGATAAAGGTATTAAAGAAATGAAACTGATTGCAGAATATACCGAGCAGAATCTAGAAGTTCTCACCGAACAGGATGAGAAGTCTGGGAAGAAGAAGTACATGATTGAAGGTATCTTCATGCAAGCAGAACAAAAGAATAGAAATGGTCGGATTTATCCCAAACCTGTAATGGAAAAGGCACTGGACAAGTATAACGGTGAACAAGTTTCAAAAGGTAGGGCAGTGGGTGAATTGAATCATCCAGAAGGGCCGACTGTAAATCTAGATAAGGTTTCCCACAAGATAGAATCTCTTAAATGGAAAGGGAACGATGTTGTGGGTAAAGCGACTATATTGGAAACTCCTATGGGTAAGATCGTACAAGGTCTGCTTGATGGTGGTGTCAATCTAGGCGTATCGACTCGTGGTATGGGAAGTTTGAAGAACGGTAATGACGCAATGGTAGTGCAGGAAGACTTTATGTTGAATGCAGTAGATATTGTTCAAGATCCATCCGCACCTAGCGCATTTGTTAATGGAGTTATGGAAGGTGTAGAATGGGTTTGGAACAACGGTATTATCGAGGCACAAACAATTGAACAAATGGAGACTGAAATTAAGAAAGCTCCACGTACTGATCTTTATGAGACACAGGTTCGTGAGTTTAAGAATTTCCTCTCGTTACTCAAAACTAAATGAAAAAGGAGTCTAATATGACTGAAAAAGTTCAGGATCAAGAACTCCATGACGAAGTAACAGACGAAGTTGTGGAACAACAAGGTCACGATCCGAAAAATGCTGAAGCACAGTCTATTGCTGCAACCGATAAGGCAGGTGAAGCCACTGGAAGCGCCCCAAAGCGTAAAGGTGACCAAACCAAACAAGACCCAATGCCTAAAACAAAAGCAGCATTAATGGCAGGCATGGTAAAAAGAATGGGTGGAATGAATAAAGCATCACTCATGGCCATGTACAAAGCAGAGGGATTTGAAGATCTTGAAGGCGAAGTAGTTGCGGAATCAGAAGAGAAAACAGAAATAGATATGACTGTTGATTTCTCTGATGACCTCAATGCACTTGTCGAATCAGAGGCAACTCTATCCGATGAGTTCAGAGGTAAAGCAGAAACAATCTTTGAAGCGGCAATAAAATCGAAATTGTCTGAAGAGATTGATCGTCTTGAAGAAAAATACAATGAAGAACTCGCAGAAGAAATTGCTTCTACAAAATCCGATCTCGTAGAGAAAGTTGACAATTACCTAAACTACGTAGTTGAGCAGTGGATGGACGATAACAAAGTTGCCGTTCAAACTGGTTTACGCACTGAGATTGCAGAGACGTTCATGAACTCTCTGAAAGATCTGTTTACAGAATCTTACATCGAAGTACCAGAGTCTAAGGTTGATCTAGTTGACCAATTGTCTGCGGAAGTTGAAGAGTTAGAGGCTGCCTCTAATGACGCAATTACTAAGCAAATGGAAATGCAAGAAGAATTAGAAACGTTAAAGCGTGATGCAATCATCGCTGAAGCGGCAGAAGGTCTTGCAGCAACACAAGTTGAAAAACTTAAAAAACTCGCCGAAGATGTAGACTTTGATAACGAAGAAACTTTCGCAGAAAAAGTAAATACAATCAAAGAATCATACTTCACAAAGAAAACTACTGAGTCTGCTGATATTGAAGAAGCAGTCGAAGACGGTGATGCATCTATTATAGAAGCACCATCTGACATGATGGCTCAGTACCTATCAGCAATCCAAAAAACTAACAAATAATTGGGAGTCCAAAAAATGATGACAGCATCATATGACAAGTTGATGGAAAAGTGGGCACCTGTATTGAACGAAGAGTCAGCAGGCGCAATCACAGATAACCATCGTAAAGCAGTTACTGCAGCGATCTTGGAGAACCAAGAACGTGAAATGAACGAACAGTCACAGCAACTACACGAAGCTGTGCCAACAAACAACAACGCAAATGTTGCGAACTGGAATCCAGTTCTTATTGCACTAGTAAGACGTGCAATGCCAAACCTAATGGCATATGACATTTGTGGTGTGCAACCTATGTCAGGCCCAACTGGTCTGATCTTCGCAATGAAGTCACAGTACAAAACTACACGTGCTGGCGCAACTTCAGGTAATGAAGCACTTGCAATCAACGAACCAGTATCTGGTTTCTCAGGTGACTCAGCATCAACACAAGCAAACGACACATCAGGTCTTGGTACACTAGCTGCAGTTGACTCTGCAGGTGCTGCCGCAGACTT